GAACCATAACAAATAGCTGTAGCTTGGTCTTGATCAAAACCCTCTTCTATTAGAATTGGTATACATCTACCAATATACTCATCTTCAGACTCTCCTGGGTTCACATCCACAAACTTCTGAGCAGCAAACGTTTGCCACATAATACCTATTGCAGGGTCTTCAACTAAACTCATTATATCGACTCCTAAATCATTGAATTCTAGGTTGTCTATGTCTATTAATAATTCTACTATTTTATTCATATTACAATCTTGCTAAATCATTTATTTTCTTGTCAGCTTCCTGTTGAGATGTAATGTTATCACTGACAACATATGCCCTAATTACATTAGCACTCGAAGAACCACTTTGTTCGCCAAGAGTTAGGGTGTTTGATTGTTCTTGACCTCCTGCGGCTCCTGCGAGTGCTAAAGTAGGATCAAATGTTGGTACTGACGGTGCAGTGGGTACTGAACCTCCACCTCCACTTCCACCAGAAGGTCCTGGTGTTTTAGTACTCAATATCTTTTTAACATTCATTAAACCACTAGCAATAGCGACACCTGCTGCAATCTGTGGGAATGGAGGAGGTGCTGGTGTATTTGCCAAGGCGTTAGTTGCTGCTTGATATGTATTAATCGTAGCGGCAGCGACTGCAGCAGCTTTACCAGCTGCACTCTGCTCACCCATAATACCAGCTATGGCACTAAATGCAGATGAAGCTACTTGTAAACTAGCATCTTTTTCTGCTTTTGTTAGAGCTAAATTGTTATCAGCAACCTCTTTATCAAGTTTCATTCTCTTGTCAGCATACATATCACGAACAGCTTGTTTCTGTTCTTCTGTTGCTCCAAGTAATTCAAGTTCTGCAAGTGCTTGTTCTTCAGCAATACGTAACTCTTCTTGTGCTAATAGGTATGCGTCATCGATCTTGGCAAGTCTGGCTTCTTCGAGGTACGCTGTCAGAGTCTCTAGGTCAGACAATCTTTTCTCTTCCGCTAGTTTATCTTCCTCATCTGTTTTAGCTTTCTCAGCAGCAGCGTATTCATCTATAATAGCTTGACGTTGTTCTGCGAAAAGTCTTTCTGCTTCTAACTTTTGTTCTTTAGTTGCTTTGTTTTCTTCTAACTCTTCTAATGCTTTAGCTTGCATCGCATCAAATGCTGCGAGTGCTTTTTCTTGTTCATCTTCAATAGCTTCAATACGTAACTGTTGGAGTGTTTCAATAACAGATTCCTCTTGTGCTATTCTTTCTTCTATCGCTGCTTTACGTTCTTCAGCAGCTTGTGTTCTAATTTCACGACCAACTTTTTCTGCATCGTATTCAACACTAGTTAACGCTGTTTGTTGTTCAATCAATTGAGCTTGTAATTCTGCAATCTCTTGTTGTTTCTCTCTACGTTCTTCGTAGTTATTAGTTAGTGTTAACTGTGCTTGTGCAGCTTGTAACGCAAGGTTAGTTTCTTCAATCTGATTTTGTGCAAGTTGTTTAGTGGCTTTTGTAACCTCATCCAACGCTGCAATACGATCATCTAATGAAAGTGTAGTATCTTCTAATATCTTTTTCTGTGCTTCAACTTCTTGATTTAGTTTAGCATTCTCTACAATAGTTCTTTTACGAAGATCTGATAATTTCTTTTCTGCATCGAATAGACTATCGACTGCTGAAGTAGCTTCGTTAACACTGTCTTTGAGTACATTGAATGCACCACTAAAATCACCACTAACTAAAAGTTTGAGAGCTTTACCAACATTACTAACAATAGCACCTAAACCTGCCATTACTTTTTTGAGTGCTTTAGCACCACCTTCTAGATTTGTAAAGTAATTGACTAATGCTAAAACTAAAGGTATCAATAAACCAATACCAGTTGCTGCGATTGCAGATGCAGTTACTTTACCAAAGATGTTAGCGGCTTTTGAACTCAGACCAAATCCTTTAGCGACACCTGACAGACCTTTACTCATTGAGTTAAATCCACCCTTTAAATCTTTAAAAGATGCACCAAACTCTTTGAGTGTGTTTTTAAAATCATCTAGTTTTTTACTGAAAAAACCTTGTTGCTTTTCAGCAGACTTTTCAGCACTTTCTAAATCATTAACTGCGTTCTTTAAATCATCAACAGATTTAACCGCTGTTTCAACTCCATTGATTTTAAAACTAATATCTACTGTTTCGTCGCTCATATTATTAAATATAATTTATTAGGTTTCTGAATTATACACATACCTGTTCTTGTGTTAGGAATGGGATAGCAGTTCCTTCTAAAACTTTAGCTATACATGCTGGTAATACACCACCATTTTGTAATGCTGTGTTATATACATCGAAGTAGTATCCTCTATTACCATCACAATCTTCAAACGCTAAATTAGTCCCTTTAGGTCCATTATATGAGTACGTATAACAGTCTGCAACACAATCGCTAACTGAAGTACAAAGTGCCATACCACCTTCTATTGTTCCAGTGCCTAATAAAACTTCTGGTGAATTTAGGTCTGCACATATTTGATATACTTCACCAACTCTGAGATTGATAGTGTATCTGACATTATTTTCAAACCAACCAAACTCTGCACGACGTGTAACTGAAGTTGAAGCGACTGATAAAGTATAACATGCTCTACCAGGTATTGTAGGAGTATCACACGTAGTACCTACTGTACCAGTAACTGGATCTGTGTATTTAGAACATAATTCACCTGAGTTAACTATAGTAGCATCGTTTAGAATTACTTGAATTGAGTTTGCAATTGCACAAATAGTAACTACTTGACCAGCAGATAAACCTTGTGTGTATGCCGCTTGACCAGTTCCATCATCATAATACCAAGAGATCTCTGCTCCACTTGCTCCAGCAGTTACAGTATGACATGTCTGTTCTGTTACTCCACCAGTACAAGATGCACATGATTCGTATATACCATTATCTTCATTGTATGTATATTGAACTAGTGCATCTGGTGATGCTTGTCCAATTACTTCAAAACAACCTTCAGCTTCCGCTTCATTAACAGTAACTACATCACCAACTTGAAGTGTACCAGACGCTGACATTACAGTTCCTATTGCAAAATCACCTAACCATCTAGGTTGAATTCTACTACCACCATTGTAACTAGTATCGATAGCGTAGTCTAAACCAGTACCTCCACCTTGGACACACGTTTCACCGTTAGGTAAATTAATAGCAATACCAAATCTTTGGTTACTACCTTCTGTTAAATAGTGTGATGATCTACTAGTAAATACAAAGTCATTTACTTCACCAGCTCCATAGTTTTCAATTGGCCATTCTTCTAGTACTTCTACTACTTCACCGAAATCATTTGGTGTAACAGCGTCATCAAAGATTCTAACTATACTAATTTTAGTTGATGCTGGTAATGCAACCAAGTTTTGAAATCTAATTTCAGGTCTAAACCAATACCAACCCGCTGGGACACCTGGATCTCTCTCTTCACCTGTCATAACTAAACCATTAACTTGACAAGCATCAGTATTGAAATCGTCTTGGAATGCAAATTCTTCTACATATATTTCAGATAAAGCAATTTCATTATTGTTAACTACTTGACCGTATGGTCCTTCTACACCTCCTGTTGGGTCTGGTGTGTCAGGTGTAAATCCACTACAACCTTCTATAACGTAGTTAGTTAGAGCAGTACCATTACAAGCTTCACAAGATTCCCATACTTGTGTTATAGTTGAAACAGTTTCATTACCATATAGTAACTCAGTAACTTCATAACATGAACGACTACCTTGTATGTTAATTATTTGACCAATGGTTAATCCTAGGTTAGTCGAGGCGTCGAGGAAAATATCAAGAGTAAAAGGATCATTGTTACAAGATTCTGCTTTAAATATCTGTGGTGGTGTAATACCCTCACATTCAACACAATCTGTATATGTGTTTGCGATAGTGTAAAGTGGTGTTCCATATACATAATCAACAACATAGAAACATCCAGGTATTTCTACTAAATCAACAGTAGTATTTGGTGCGTATGCAACATTTGCTGCGGCGTATACAAAATTTGCACTTGATTGCGCACAATTTAGGTGTTGTGCTAATCTATGAACTACTACAGGTTCTGCACACAGAATAGTAGTTGAGTACTGTTCAGACTCACAACCATTAGAATCAGTTATAGTCCAAGACCATGCAGAATCTCCACATAAACCAGTGCGCTCATATGGTGCTGATGTTTGAACTACACCATCCATCCAAGTTACTGTATAACCAGTACCACTTCCACCCGACGGGGTAACTGTGATTGAACCTGTACATGGGTTGGTAGTACCACATGATGTGTCGTCAGTTTGGGTATGTGTAGAGACTACTGGTGGGTTACCAGTATCTGGAACAGTAACCAATTGTGTTGCGCTACGACCTAGATCATCCTCTACATAGAGGTCATATGTACCTGCACATAGACCATCGATTGTAAATGTTTGTGGGTTTGGACCAGTAGTTGTTGCTTGACCAGTAATTCTACCACTATCTAATGACCATGTAAATGGAGTAGCACCATTTGTTTGAACAGTAATAGTACCATCACAACCACATAGAGTTCCTCCGCCACCAGCAAAGAAGTCTGTTAACTGCTCATCGATGTAAACTGCTGGTACATAGTCATTAGCACTAATTAATTGTACTTTAACTTCTGTACGTTCACCTATGTTAACATCTATAATCTTTTCAGGTCTCCAATATTTACCATTAACAAAGATAGTATCATCAAATGACAGATCTTGTAAATCAACATTGTTTAGAACAAAGTATGCAGTCATACGTCTACTAAACTTGTTGTAAAGAGAGTTTATGTAACGTGACCAGTATTGATCATATAGTGTTTCACCATCAACATTAAATATTTGATTAGTTGCATTTTGAACCCAATAGTTGATGTCATTATACCAATTGAGATTGAGACCATTTTGTGTTTGTGGCCAATTCTCAAATGTACTAACTAATGGATATGTGTCGTAGTAATTATTACTTGTCCCTAAAAACCATTTGATTTGAGATCCATTTGCAAGAGTTGGAACTGGTTGTAAACCATTATAGAACATAAACCTAGTGTTAGGTTTAATTGGTAATTGTTGGGTTTGGTTACCTTCAGATTCATTAGCATATATCTGAGGTAATATAAAACTAGAAGCTGTATGGTTTGTATTAGTGACTTCTCTAATAGTTGCAAGAGGTGTTGGCGAAATACCTTCAGTTTCTATACTTCTAGTTCCTTTTAATAACTCATTGTTACTATCAAACTCTAAATAACCAAATGGATGTTTGTATTGTTCTTGGTGATAGATGTTAGCAAAGTCTTCATCTTCTTGGAAACTAAATGTAATCTCTTCTGACTGTGTGTTAAAGAGTGGTTCGAGTACTTGATCTTTATTCTGTACTAGTTTATGAGACCAATCATGTAAATCACCTGAATTGATATATGTTTGCCATGGTTCAATAATAAAGTTTTTAGTGTCATTACGATCTGGCGCCATGACTAATCTAAACATCTTTAGGACGTCTTTAATGTAATCAATCTGTTTGTATTCACAATCTAAATCAGTAGATGGCAAGAGTGTACCAGGTGCATTCATGATTTGCCATGTAATACTGTGTACCTCATCATAATCAGTGCCACTATAACCTGAAACTCTAATCGCTAATTGGTCACCTTGATTGATAGTTATGTTATCAATCTCAGTATCTAATGAAACTGTAACTGTAACACCGTATGCATAACCAGATTGTTTTAAAACTTGACCAGTAGATATGTTATAAATTTCAAGTCTACCTGGTACTGGTGTTGTACAAAAACCAGGACAACTAACCTCTGCATATCCATAGACGAATGCGGATGCTGCCATTTTATATTTCTGTGCATCTCCACCTATCGCAGTTGCTGGTGCAGTGTAACGACTACCAGAAGATGTATTACCTATTTGGAAATTATTACCAGGATCAAATATGTTATCTGGTAAATATAGATAGTCTCCGTAATATTGAGTAGGTGAGTTCGTGTTGTATTGTGAGTGTAATAGATTTTCACCTGAACCTTGTGTTGAATAACCAGTTAATGCTTCGTTACCAAAAGCACTCACATACATTTGGTGGAATTTTGGTGAATTAATAAAGTCAGAAGTGTATGTATAACCAGCGTCTTCAAAGATTTGATCCCATACTCTCTTCGCTCTAATCATTGGTTTTAAACGACTAGTTGGTAATGGGTAACTGTTATTATTAGCTGTCCCTGCAAATGATTGATCAGTACCTATTGCTATATCTGACCAACTTGCTGGTAATGAACCATCTTCTTCATATAAATTACCATGATCAATGAGTGGATAGATGATATTACCATATGCGAGACCCGCGTTTGGTAGACCATTGCCATCTACTTGTGCATCTTGTGGAAATGCTTGCCATGATTGTTCTATGTCTGTAATAGTAGGGTTACGTGGTGTACCATCATAATTTCTAGCTTGTAAATCAGGCATTATTAACTCACACAAAGGTTTGTCACCAATTACTGTTGAGAAGTCTCTGGTTTCACCAAGGAAAAGTAGTTCATAGTCTGTCTTGTCTTGATCTTGGTTTACATAAATCTTTTGTAATCTAATGTGACCTTGTCTAAATTCAGCACCATCTACAAGTATCTCTGCTGGTTTTTTAACAGTCACATCAAAGTCTACTCCGTTTACCTCAAACACATTTTTAAAGAACTCGTTGTTATGTCTAGTCGCAGGTACTTTAAACGTACGAGAGAACACTGAAGTAGCATCAGCGTTAGTGATGTCTTCGATTGACAGTGTCAGTTTAATTGGTTCCGTATCATACAGATCTAGAAACAGTTGTTGACTACGTAGTTTCTGAACGTTTGGGTAAATCTTTAGTTGAATCATCCTCTTTGTGACTTTATATTATGTGCTAGTTTAAATCTAACTGTGTATTGAAATAGTTTATCTTTTCTGTTAGTCTTTTGATCGTAGCTCGAACCAAGTATATCGATTGGTATCCATTGGTTAGTGTCTTTATCTGCCATTCTAACTTTAACCTCAGAAGATTGGAACATCGTTTGAAGTAGTGCTGCTTCGTCATCATTCATAAAGTCTGAAGTAACAGTGTATATATCTTCGATTTTAGATGAGTATGTTGTGTACCCTCTCGACTCTTTGTCTACTGACCATGATTGACTGTTGTAATCCGCCGCTTCTTTTAGGTATCTGTTACGATTAGTAGTCGATGAGTGATCTACTCTTTTAGTAAATGTAAAGTAGTCTTTGAAACCAACTGAATTGTACCAAGAGAATTGGAAGTGTTCAAAGTCATTACACTTTTCATCTAATATGTTAAATCTCTGTGCTTGTAATAGATCTTCTTTTAATAACTGTGGTGTTGATAATGAACATGGGTCATATGCAACTGGTATCACATAGTAGTGTGAACAAGTTAATGGTACTTGAAATGAACCTGGTGTATTGTATGGACCTGTCGCAACTGTGATAGCAGATAAACTGTTAGGTACACCTATACCATCACCAATACTACCGTTAGGTCCACCTCCATATGAAGTGGTGTTAGGTACTGTTTGTGGTGAACCAATCACATTACCATCTGAATCCATAAAGTAGAATAGAAATGCTTCTATACCTCTAACCTTGGTGCTCACCCCGTTCAGTCTCTCTAACTTTTGGAACCAAGTTACTGTAGTCATATCATCTCGATATACATTACGTGTGGCGATGTTCTGTGTGATTGTACATAATGACTGAATAGTATCACCAGTGTCTGCGGGTCCTGTTAACCATTTAACATCTGTGAATGCATGACCAGTTCTAGTTACTACTGTACAAGGTGTTGGTGAATCATCACCCGCAACTGCTGATTGATAGTAGTCTGTGTTAAATGGTACCTCATAGTATTGTTTACTACCACCATATGCAAGATATGTACCATAACCAGTTGGCATAATTGTAGTTTGACCATTTACTTCATAACCTATAGATAGTGTGTATGAAACTAAACAAGATGAAGTGTTACGCATTGAGTTTGCACTACCAGCTCCTAAACCTAGTGAGTCTATGTCTTTATCTGGTGGTGACACATATGACTGTAGTATATTCTGTAAATCAAATATAGCTTTACCATACTTGTTTGGTGTTTGTCTAATGTCCGCAGTTGGTGTTGCTGAACCATTAACAAATACTCTGAGTACATATTTGTCCTCACTACTGGTAATACCTGTTAGTGTGATTGGGTTTGGACCATACGCCATATCGAATACTGCGTTAGGTGTTTGTTGTAATACTATTGTTGCTGGCATAATTATTGAAATGCTTGATTTATTCGTTGTTGTAATCTCGTTGTAACTTGTTGGGTTAATGTGTCTACATCAAACCATCCAATGTTTTTATTGAATCCTGTGTAGTATGCACCCCAACCTCTGTATTTAGGTTGTTTAACACCAAATTGGTATCTACCACCTTCACCACTCCCCGCCGGGAATATAGAGTCTGGTGACACCTGACCACCACGTGGTTTTTTAGCTCTATCACCACCATCTACTCCAACTACTCCATAATTCTGAAACACACCATATGCTAACATAGTAACTGCAAACTGTTGAGGTTGTACTTCTAATCTAATACTAGATTGAAGGTTACCTGTTTTTCCAGTTGGCGCAGCACTCTGTAACTCTCTAGTCATCTCATTCCCAATCTCAGTGAGTATTGGTGTTAGATTGACTATGTCGTCTCTCATGTCTACTAGTCTTGTTTCGAATTCGTCGAGTGTCATTAGTTATATGGTGCGATGCAATTATTTATGGTTACTGGTACTACGATAGAAATAGAAGCAGTCATACCTGCTAACTCATCTTGGAATCTCTCTACAAATGGTGTATATGTCATAGTTAACTGAATATCTGGTTTAGTAGATGTGTTCCATAACTCAGACACCATATCATCGATGTACTGTTGACACTCTGATTGGATAGTTAGAAAGTTATCATACTTGTCACCCTCTTCATCGCGAGCCATGTCCATCATAATCAGGTTAAACTGATATGTGATTGTACTCTGTTGTCTCTGATGTGTTGTAGGGTTTAAAAAGGCATATGGATAATCAACCTCTTGATCTCCGTCTTGACTTTCATTTCTAGTCTTGATGTCTGATAATTGACCATAACCAAAGTCTTGAATCATTAGGTGATTCAGTGCTGCTGATTTGAATAGATCTACTATTTGTTTATATGTATACATACTATCTTGGTGTTTTTAACTTTGCATTTTGTTCCATTATCCTCATGTTCTCTTCGAGTTGTTTTTCTTTTCTGAGTGCCATAAAGTTGAGTGCTTTAATCAATGGTAGTTCTGTGATGTCATCTAATCGAAGTACATCATCATTCGCTAGGTCTACTATAATTTTATACCAGTTTCGTGCAACACTAGTAGGATCTGGCATTACATCTGGATCTGGTTCAGTCTCGTCTTGTTCATCTAAATCAAATAGACCAGCGTATTGTCTAAAGATCCACATTCTGTAATTAGACCACTGTTCAATTGCCCATAGTACTTCATCTGCATATTTACTATTAGGTGCTAGTATTCCACCCATATCTTTGAGGTGGTTCTGAGTACCCATCGCTATCCAACTATCAAGATCTATAAATTCACCAAAACTCAGTCGATCCATTGGTGTTATCTTGGTTTCTTGGCGAGCGTTACACATTTGTACTATGATAGCTGCACCCAGTTCGAGTGTATCTTGACTTCCTTTAATTAGAAGTTTGAGTGGTACACCAGTTACTTTGTTGATAATAGTAGGCCAATTCATAGGAATCATAAAGTCATATTGCATTACCGCTTGCCATTGTTCGATGGTTAAACGATCTTCAAATTTATAGACTTGTTTGTTAACTATAATTTCCATATTATTAAATATAATTGTCAGTAAATTAGATTTATCTCTTTCCTATGTAGGCGTATTGACCCACATGTTTGTTTTGTTTACGATTGTAATTTGCTATCGCGAGACTAATTACAGTATCATCATGGAGACCTGTGGGGTGTCCATACCTGATCGATCTAGTTTTTGGGTTATATTCATATGTAAATACTTCAAGTTCACTCAGAAGATACGGGAACAGCTGTTTATTTGGTATCTGAATTTGAGTTTCATTCATATCAAGTATCAGTCCTTCGACAATCTCATTCTTTGATTTTGATGTGGTTACAAATGGATGTGTGTCTTGCCACTCCTTCTTGATCTGTTCGAATATAACATCACCAATAGAGTTAACTTCTACCATAGTAGTTGCATTCCACTTTCTAATTCTAGTTAGTATCTCTCGTGTCATTGTAGTCCACTCTTGGGCGTTCGCTCTATAGATGTCTACTATTTTACCAGTAGAATCAATAAAGGTCGCTACTGTGTAATCCTCTTGTTTACCTAAATCTATTCCACAGAAGACTCTACCCTGTGGTGGTGTATAACTAGTAAACAGGTTTTTTTCTAGGTTTGAAAAGACTTCACCTCCACTATCTATAAATTTAGCGAGGTATTCTTGTTGAAATACATTGTCTGGTAGTGTGCGTTTAGCATCTTCGATCTCTTCAGGTGAGATGTATGGTGTATCGTATGATGAACCAGTGTACGCTACGTAATTAGAGTGATCGTATGACCTCGCTAACTGAAACAGTTCATGGAACCAGTTTTTACCTTTAGGTGTAGAGATGAATAGAACCTTTTTACCTTTAACCATAAAGACTGGTCTAATAGCCTCTCGCCATGCATCCTCTTTCATAAATGCACACTCATCTAATACACCATATTCTATAGTTAAACCTCTAATGTTATCATACTTCTCTGCTGAACGAAATATAATTTCTGAACCATTCTTGAGAGTAATATTGTTTTCTGAATAGTTACAAGATTTAACAAGACCTGATTCACCTATAGCACTCATTATTTCTTTTTGTACTTTACTAGTTTGTGAATAGGTTGGTGAAATCCAAAGTACTCGACATGGACCATCATTGATCATCCAGTATAGAGATAGATTAATAGCCATTAGTGATTTACCAAACTGTCTACCTACACATGCGACATGAAATTTTGATTCACTCTCAATAATAGACTGAACCATTTCCCTTTGTTTAGGATGTGGGGTAAATCCTTGATATTGCATTACTCTTCTCTTTTATCTTGGTCATTAACATCAGGACCAAATTTAAATGCTATATTTTTAAAGAGATCATCACCGTCTTGACCAGTTACTTCAGTCCTCGCTAATTTAGGGATGATATATTCTGATAGTTTAATCATTGTATCCATAGCTTTTGCAGGATCCTCTGATGCGATCTGTGAGATCCAGAGTGACATTCTATCTAGATTCATTTCTACTAGATTTTGGTATGCTTGTCTAATCTCTTTAGTGTTTTTGTTTGGTACACCTTTTGGTCTACCATTACGATTAATGTTTTCGTCTCCTCCTTTAAATGAGCCCATCTTCTTTTAGTATTATATTTAGTTGTTTAATTACCGATTTTGCTATCGTTAATGTTTTTGCCTTGATTGTGGCTTTTGGTCCATTAGCATTCTCTTTTAGAGAGTATTTACCAGTGGAAGTTTCGTATACTTTAAATTCTTTCATATGTTTGACATTTGTTTTAGGTATTGACCAAATACTTGTTTCTTGACACCTTCTAAACATCTTCCACAAGTAGTGATCCTTTTGTTTTCGCCAGTTATAGAGTTGTAAATATTAAATAGATTCATTAACTGGTCTTCTGTTAATCTAATTGAAACTCTAAATATGGTTTGGTTTTTAGTTACCCAATCCATTTGATGGTCTTGTAATGGTTTTATTTTCATAATCTAGTTAATGTTTTGTATATTAGTTCTGATGTGAGGGATGCGCACCCTGCTGCTCCAACTCCAGTCCAACCATATTCTATAACAAATGGTATTAAACTCAACCAGAACGTCAGGCACATATTACATTTTAGTGGTTTAGATGGTAGTCTATCGAATTGGCTAAACACCTCTGCTGCCATATGACCAACCATTGCTAAACCTAGTATTTTAATTAGGATCATAATCTATATTATTATTTTTTAGTACTTGTTTTATATAATCTATTGCACCATTTACAGAGTTTGCTATACTAATTCTTGGTACTTTAGTTTTACGTGACAGTTCTGAAAAGTTTGGTGTCTCTAACCACTGTTCTAATAGTGTAGCCATTTCCCATAACTTTTTATCTCTGTTACCACCTTCACCACATGTGTGTTTCATATCTTCAATAACACCAAGTATAGCTTCAATAGTTATATCTTTGTCCATATCGTACTCGTTCATTTCACCTAATGCATCATCATAGATGATCGCACATGGTTCCATTCTACCTTTCTGTCTGTATTCTGTATAGAATTGACTAGTGTTAGACCAGAATGATCTGTACATCATACCAGATAAAAACTTCATACCTTGTCCAGCTTGAGTTAACTCTTCATATCTTTCATGTTCATGAAATTTAATAATACAAAAATGTGCCAAGTCTTCCCATCCTTGATTTGATTTACAAATCTTTTTTGACATTAGCATTATCTCTTCGTAGTTATGTTCTAAAAAGTTATTCAAATTCTTCTAATATATCTATTATTATAGCACACTCTTCATATGCTTCTTGTTTAGTGGCTAATTCTAATCTAAAACGAAGTAATGCTAATGCTTCATCAAAATCATATTCAGCTTCTTCTAAATACTTTTCCAACATTAGGTTTCTATACTCTTGTCGCAAATCGTCATCATCACTAAAATAAAGACCTAATATTTGGTTTCGCCTGTTCATTCACACTGTCTATCAGCTTTTTTAATATAACCTATAGTCTCTCTAGTAAAATTAAAAGACTTTTGACCAAATGTGTTACGTAACCATTCTCTATCTTCACCTTCATCTAAAAGGACATTGTTATTTAAACACCCTAATATGTATGCCCATATCAATTGTTGTCTAGAGTCTTTTAATTCCTTTTCTATTAAATTGGTATTTCTACTAGCTTTACCATATTTATGTTTAGGTGGTTGTCTTCGCCAATGGAAGATTAACACATTATCATACAGATGACCAACATCTAACCACTCATTAATTATGGGGTTAGATTGAATCCACGCTGCTACACCATCTTTTCTTTTATTACAAATACGTATCACATCATCTATGTGCATAGTATATGTTTCTTGATAACCGTAACGTTCTGCTATTCTAGTACAGAACGCTACGAGAGTTAGTAAACCTTCATCTTCTAATTGTTCTGCAAATATTGGTATCTGTAGTGTCATATGTTATATATCAGAATAACTTGGACGTACCGCTAGTACCTTCAGATGATACTGGTTCAGCTTTAACTTGATATTTGATCATCATATCGTCTCCTAATTTATAGATCATCAGGTAGTCTCTTTTTATTAAAGATGTTATTACCTCTTCAGATTGATCTACATCGGCCTTTTTAGTTCCAGGTACATATAATCCAATTGCTTGTGCAACTCTTCTACTCATGTATTTTACATCTTGACTACCATTTCTGGTTATTTGTGAATAGAATGCTAGAATATTACGCTCTACCATATGTAATTCATCTTTTGCACCTTTGTGTTCTGGTTTAATAGTTAGTGGAAACTTGTGATACTCTTTTCTTTGTTCAGTAAATGATTTCATAAATTAATTATTTTTTTAGTTTAAATTGTAAATTACCCTTTTGACTGACATAGTAGATCTGCCTGTCATATCAGCAATTTGTTGAATACTAAATCTCTGTAGTCTCAGAGAAAGTATAGTTTGTTTTTCTTGATTAGTTAATCTTGTTTTTCCTTGTGGTTTCATGATCTTTGTTTTTTTTAATGTTTATAGTTATTATACTGGACTAGATCTAATTGTTTCATCTAGACCAGTAATATTTTATATATCCTAGAACAATTGAAAAAAAGTCATCTCATTGTGAAACAGTTTGGGCAAAGGTGCATATAAAAATGGGTTTAATGTCAGAAGTGGAATACTGGTATGAACGTATACGCTAGATGAGGTGAGACAAGGTTTCATTCTTTTTAAAAGGTGAATCTAAATGAACCCTTTTAAATAATTTATTATTATTTACCCTAGACCTGGCGTCTACTGGTTAAAGACACCAGGTATACTGGTTAGAAACTCCAGGTATACTGGCCTAGATGAGGTGAGACAAGGTTTCATTCTTT